TGGTATCAAGCGTGATGTAACTGTTTACCGTTTCTTCTGGCCACGTAAGGACTCAATTGAGTACACAATGTATACTCGTGTTGGCGTCCAGATCGAACAAGCTGACGCTTGGGTCGTAGTCAAGAACGTTAAGGTTGCTTCTTAATTAATTAAGAATTAGACCTGCAAGAAAAGTCCCCCAAATTAATTTTTGGGGGCTTTTCATTTTAATTTAAGGATGCTATAATTGATTTACCTAGAAAAAGGAGAATGTATGTCATTTGAGACATTAAAGGTAGCAGAGCTAAAGAAGATAGCCGATGATTTTGCGGTAGACGCAAGTAGCCTCAGGAGTAAGAACGATATTATTGCAGCCCTAGCAGAAGAAGGCGTGACATGGGCAGTTTACAAAAAGACGTTGAAAGACGTTGAAGATGCAGAAGATATTTCTGATGAAGTACTACCCAAGTTTGATCCGAAGAAGGATCTTGCTGAAGATACAGTACTTGTCAGAATGACTAGACGTTTAGCCACACCAAAGGAAGTACAAGAGTACTACGGCTAATCTAAACCTAAATAAATGGCTGAGATATTATTAAATACAAATTCCCCAGTAAAGCTAAAAGTCTTTTGGAGGGGACAGCCACAAGATGCGGATAGCAATCCTATTGTAAAGATTTATGACATTACAGAGGATCCAGCTATTACCCCAGCAATTCTGCCAGGACAACTTCTTCAGACAATTACTTCAACAAAAGTAGAAACTGATCAAGGTGTCTATGAGGCATATCCTCCGCTGTCTTTAACTACAAGAAATAGAACTTTAAAGTTTTTGTGGCAGTACGATATAGGCGGAGAAAGCATTACGAAAGAGCACCTTGTTTTCTGTGTTACTCCATATTGCGATATTACTCAGGCTATAGGTGATTTAGGATTTGGGGTAGACCCATCAGATCCAAATCACAAAACATATGACGAGATTCTGGCCGCTGAAAGATATGCCCGTAAAATTATTGAAAATTATACAGGGCAGAACTTCTACTTATATGATGATGTTCAAACAGTTTATGGCTCAGGCTCAGATGTTCTTCCTCTACCATATAAACTAAATACATTGCATGAACTATATCAGAATGATATTCTTTTAGAAGACACAATTAATAATGTTTATAACTGGGGCTACAATGCACAGATCTCAGAATCGGGTTTTGGTATTAGGGTAAATAGAGCTAACATGCTGGACAATACTGTGTATACAGCAAATGGAATGGTTCCGCCAAGTATCAATTACTCTGGCAGCGGAATGTTCTTTAAAGACTATACATATCGTGTTCAGGGCAGATATGGCTGGGAGAAGGTCCCAGATGAAATTGAAATCGCATGCGTTGAATTGATGAGAGACTATTTCTCAAGAGATAAAATGTGGAGAAACAAGTATGTCAAGAACGTCAAGACATTTGACTGGAACTTTGAATATAATGGAGACTCATTTATGGGCACTGGCAATTTATATGTAGACAAGCTTTTGGATGCGTATGTATTGACTCAAATGGTAGTGATCTAAATGAATGACCTCATAGACTCCGTTCTGTCTATGAAAATGGACGTATATCGTCAGTTTGATACACAGAATGAGGACACAGGAGCCATCGTAAGAGAATGGCACTATTATAAGACTGTTGACTGCCACGCCAAAGGAGTCATTAGCAATTCTGCAACAACTAGATCAAGCGACAAGCAGATTTTTGATAACAAATATACTAACGATCAAATTATTCAGGTTAGAACTTCTGAGAGAATCACAACCAGAGAAAAGGTTACTAATATCAGAGATAACCATGGCAACATTATTTGGATAGAGATTAACTTTCCAACAGATAGCCCAACCGTATTTGAAGTAATGGGAACAACGCCAATCACAGATCCTTTTGGCAGAGTTCTTGCATATAACTCATCTATGAAGAGATCGGAGAATCAGAAACTTGGACAATAGCAAAATGTTAGTTCAGGCAGCCAGTGGTCTAGAAAGACTTATGGTCGGCCAGTCTAATGGTCCCCTAAAGGACAGCACAGTTGCTCAAATTTCTGCATACGTATATTACACATCTCAAGTTATATCTAAACTAACAACAAGCAAAGCATTTCAAAACAAATTTTCTAAGACCCTATTCGATCAGATTCAATTAGACTTTGGGGCATACATAGATGCTCAGGCTAGAGTAAAGCCTAGATCAATGCACCATGTTTATGAATGGAAACGTACTGGAGATGTAACTGCCAGACTATTTAAATTAAAAAAGATATCACAAGATGGACTTTCCTTTAAATTAAACTATGAATTACTTCCTTCTAAATCTATGGTTCCTACAAGCAAAGGCAAGCACCGCCACGTATTTGCAAGTAAAGCTTCTGTGATGGAAGCTGGGATGCCCGTAGTAATCTCTCCTAGGTCATCTGAGCGACTTGTATTCGAATCTGATGGTATTACAGTCTTTATGCCCAAAGGGGCCTCAGTGACCGTTAAAAGGCCTGGAGGGTCTGGTGTTAAAAACCAGTTTGGGCTTGCCTACAGCATATTCTTTTCGGGACAATTAGTAAGCTCATCAATTAAAAAGTCGGGGTTTCAAAAGATATTTAACTCTGGAGTAACAAAGGCACTTAAACTACCGCCAAACATTAAAACAGTTCAATATAAATTTTCAGCAAATTCAATTAAATTACAGGCAGATGCTAGTCTAGTGGCAGCATTTGGAGGAGCACTATGACACCAAACTATAAATTAGACGCAATGCTTGAGCTGCGTAAATTCATATGGGAAGAATTAAAGACGGCAGGCCTATTTGAAGCATCAGATTATTACAGCGATAATATAGGCCAAGAGATTGTCCCAATTATTCCAGTACAGCAGATAGCAGAACTTAATCAATTTCTAAGCGGCAAGCCTCATATTGTCTATGACAAGATCGGAACCTCATATGAAGATTTGTGGGCCATATGCTGCGAGCAGGTATTATTTACAATCTATTCGACTGACGTATCAGAGATTAACGCTTTGAGAAACTTCATGTTTGATCAGTTTAGAAGAATGGACGAATCAGCTAGGGATGTAAACAAGTGGTCTGGATTGTCAGATAAATTTAAATTCCATAGCATATTCATAGCAGATATTTCCCCTACTACCCCATCTGAGGAGCTTCAGGGATTTTTCTCTGCCGACGTAATCCTAGAGGTCAAATACTCTAGAATGGCTGATGTGAATGGCAGATTCCTCTAGATTTGCCTTATTACCTTAAATGGCCTAAAATTGGACATAGAGGAAAGGGTCTAGCCAACCAAAAAAAGTTTTAAAAAAATTAAATATTTATTTTAAATAATAGGAGGTTAAAGTGGCAACATTTAATAATGCCAAGAATATTCTCGTTGGAGCATCACCATTGTTCCTTTCAGAGAAAGATTCTACACAGTCAGGTTATGTCGAAAACATGGAACCAGGCGCTTCAACAGGTGTTGCATTCTCAACAGGTACATCATATACCACAACTTTGAATGCAGACTCATCTGATAAGTACCGCAACGTTGGTTACACCAACAATGGTCTTCAAATCACATATAACCCAACATTCGATTCAGTAACAGTAGATCAGCTTCTTGATACAGCTAAGCTGTTCAAGTCTGCTATGGAAGTTATGATTGCAACAGAAATGTCAGAAGGAACTCTTGAGAACGTGCTCGTCGTATTCGGCCAGGGCGGAACAGATACTTCTTCAGATCCAATCTCAGCAACAAATACACTTACAACAACTACAACTTACTCACAGGCATCACCAACAACAGCAGGAACCAAGACTCTTGGCCTTGCAGCTGGTGCTCTTGGAGTAGCTCCAACAGAGCGTCAACTTATTGCAGTAGGCCAGGCACCAGCAGGCTCAAACGACAAGATCGTTTCAGCAGAGCGTGTATATTATGCACGTCGTGTGCTTTCAGTACAGCAATCACAGTTCTCGCTAGCTCGTAACGCAGCAACCACATTCCCAGTAACATTCCGTCTGCTTCCAGACGGTAATACAGCATATGCTGGCCAGGAATATGGAAAGATTATTGACCGTATCCTTACAGTCACTGCATAATAATATTAAGTTATTATAACCAGAAGCCCCCATTAATTTGGGGGTTTTCTGCTTGTATTAGTAATAGTATTTTAGTATAATGATTTAGACGATCCTAGGAGGATAAATTGGCAACTACAATATATGACGTAGAAGAGATTGAACTACAAAATGGGGATAAGGCTAAGCTTAAGCCCCTTACAATTAAAGAGCTAAGAAAATTTATGGCGGCCATTCAAAAGACCGCAGACTCAAAAACAGAAGATGAAACACTTACAGTGTTAATTGATGCATGTGCAGTTGCACTTGAAAGACAGTTACCTGAACTAGTAAAAGATAGAGACGCATTAGAAGATGCTCTGGACGTACCCACAATCAATCGCATTCTTGAAGTTTGCGGTGGGATTAAGATGGACGACCCAAACCTTCTAGCGGCGGCGGTTCTGGCTGGTCAGAACTAGACCTTGCCGCATTAGAGGGAGAGCTGTTTCTTCTAGGTCATTGGAAAAATTACGAAGAGCTAGAAGAGCAGTTATCAATGCCAGAGTTAATAAACACTTTTAAGGCGATACAGAAGAAAGAGCAAGAGAACCGAAAGTTCCTAGCATCACTTCAAGGTATTGACTTAGATGGGGAAGAAAAAGAAAAAAGCGAGGGTACAACCTTCGATGATATCAGAGCAAGAGCACTAGGAATTAGTGCATCGGCAAATGATGTTGTTTCTTTGCAAGGTTCATTTGCATCGGAAGCAGGATTTGGTATCGGAGCAGGCTTGGGATACTCTAGGGAGTAACTAGTAAATGGCTGACGAGAACATAGTCACGAATATAGTCGCTAATGCCGACTTCTCAAATCTTATTGCAGATGTGCATAAGGTTACAGCTTCGCTATCTAAACTTCAGGAGCAAATAGCCAACTCTAACAAGATGTTGGCAAATCAGATTTCGGTAATGAATAAGTCCTTCTCGGACACATTACGAAGCACTGGTCAATTCTCTACGCACTTTGTAAGCTTACAGTCGGATGTTGAGAAGTTTGGAAAGAACTTAGATGGCGGAAAGTTAAAGCTAAATCAGTATTTCCAAACTCTTCAAACACACGCAAGAACTTCTGGCGGATTAATTAGAGATCTTGCAAAGCAGCAAGTATCATTACAAAATGCAATACTTCAGCCACTGGGTAAAAACGCTCAGGGTCTTATGCAATTTAATGTGCATGTACCTAGAGGTCTAGATGAAATTAAAAATAAGTCTGCTATAGCAAGACAAGAACTTCAGATCATGAATAAGGTTATTCAGGAAGGTGCTGGACAACTTATTAACTGGGGTAAGAATACTCAATGGGCAGGTCGTCAGTTAACGGTAGGACTTACAGTCCCACTAGCAGCATTTGGTAAAGCAGCAGCAGATGCATTCAGACAAGCAGACGCAGAGCTTGTTAGGCTTACAAAGGTTTATGGAGATGTGGCTGGGACATCAGCACAGGAATTAGGTAAAGTTAGAGACGATGTAATTGCAACATCTAAGGAGTTGTCAAAGGCATACGGAGTATCATTTAAGGATACCATTGCTTTAGCTGCGGATATTGCGGCAACTGGAAAGCAAGGAAACGATCTACTTGCCTCTGTAAAAGAAACAAGCAGACTTGCGGTACTTGGTGAAGTAGACAGACAAGATGCTATGAAGGCAACTCTAGCAATTCAAACAGCATTTAAGCAGAATACAGAAGAACTTTCAGAATCAATTAACTTCCTTAACGCAGTTGAAAACCAGACTTCTACAACTCTTAATGACTTAGTAGAGGCTATTCCAAAAGCTGGCCCAGTTATTCAAGGTTTGGGTGGAAGCGTAAAAGACTTAGCGCTTTATTTAACAGCAATGAAAGAAGGCGGAATCAATGCATCAGAAGGTGCAAACGCTCTAAAGTCAGCACTTGCTTCTTTAATTAACCCAACAAATGTTGCGGTAGAAAAGTTTCAAGGATTCGGAATTGATCTTCTAGGAATTGTAAGCAAGAATGCTGGCGACGTAACAGGAACACTTTTAGAATTACAGGGAGCACTAGACAACCTAGATCCACTTAAGAAGCAGCAGGCTATCGAACAGTTATTTGGTAAGTTCCAGTTTGCAAGACTTAACGCATTGTTTGAAAACCTTGGAAAGCAAGGAAGTCAGACGCTTCAGGTTATGGACCTAATGAAGGCAAGCTCACAGGATCTTGCTAATGTGGCTGGCCGAGAATTATCTGCAGTAACAGAGTCAGCTTCTGGTAAATACCGTAGAGCAGTAGAAGGATTAAAGGCTGATTTAGCTGGAGTTGGAGAACAGTTCCTTTCAATTAATACAGCACTTATTAATATTGTTGATAAGGTTTTGCAGTTTGTAAACAATTTACCTAAGCCGCTCAAGCAGGCACTCTCATTCCTTGGTGGATTAACAGCAGTTGCTGGACCACTTATTATGCTTACTGGTGTGCTCGCCAACTTTTTTGGTTATATTCTAAAGGGTGTCGGTCATATGAAAGCATTTTTCCGTGGCGGAGAAGGATGGAAATACTTAACTCCAGAAATTTTGGCTTCTGAAAAAGCTGGAAAGCTTATGGAGCAAACATTCTATTCAGATGCTAAGGCAGCTGGAGTATTGCAGTTAGCGCTAAGAAACTTAATTGATGAGTTTACAGTACTTGAAGGTAAGGCTAAGTCAGGAGCAATCTCTGTAGCGCCAGCAATTAATACAATGGCAGGTAACCTAGTCCAGGCGGCAGGCCCAGGTGGAAGAGTTGTTAACCCACAGCATCCATTAATTAGTAAAGAAGACACTCGCTCAATGTCACATATGAATCCAGTTGCTGGAATGACAGAGCAGCAAAAACTATCACAGACTTTATTTGGAGTTGTTCCTGGGGCACCAAGAGTAAACAATAGGATTAAAGATAATCCACAGATGTATATGTCTGGAGATCTTCCAAAGATTGAAGGAGTAACTTCTATTAGAGGGGCATCTACTGGAGTAGTTGCTGAAGAGGCTGCAAAATGGCATGCAATGACTGGTGCTCTTGCAATGCAGTCACAGGCTGAAATTGAATTATTAAAGCAAGAAGTCGGCGCAACTGGAATGATTACATCAAGCCTTTCAGATTCTTATCAGGCCCTGCTTCCACAAATGACTGCTCTTACCTCAAAAGCTGCTGCTGCATCTGCACAAATTGTTGCAGAATTACAGGCTGGTAAATTAACAGTTGATCAAGCTCGTGCAAAAATAACTCAGTTAAACTATGAAATTGAAGCAGCAATGGGAGCGGCAGCAACTGGAGTTGCACAAGCAACTGGCAGAACAATTAATCTTACACAATTACCATTAGTAGATCAGCCAGTAGTTGACGCAAGCGGTAAGTCAAATATGAAAGAAATTACACGTCCAGGACGCACAAGAGATTTATTGAATAAAATTGCACGTGGCTTAAAGGTTAGAACATATGGAGCTGGATACAGCACCGAGACAACTATGCCAAAGAGATTTGCAAATGGTGGAGCTGTTTACTTGGCTGGAGGAGATCAAGTTCCTGGCGGACCAATGGGAACAGATACAGTGCCAGCATGGCTTACCCCAGGAGAGTTTGTTGTAAATGCAGAAGCTACAAAGCAAAACCTACCCCTTCTTCAGGCTATTAATGGAAAAGGTTCAGACGGCCCAATGTTCAACACGGGATCTAATGGTCCAGTTGATGGCGGATATGAAGTAAAAACTAGTGGTTTAAGTGGAGAAGAAGTTTCTAAAGTTATTCCTGGTTTTAAGGGTGACCCAAATAGAGTTTATACATTAAAGGGAACATCTGGTTTATATATTGGAGACGTAACAGATCCAGCAATTTTAAAAGAGTTTGGAACAGATGAGCAAAAAAAAGCTGGCAAAATAAGCAGACAAAGCATAAATCTCAAGATGAAAAATGGAAGAGTTCCAGGCAAGATTCTAGCAGCCGCAATTAAAGCGTCTGGGTCTGCAAATAGAGGATCAACCGAGCAGTTCCTATCTGCGCTTGCTAAAAATGGAATTATTACAGCGGCAGAAGCAAAGCAAACTTCAGATTTAATTTATGATAGATATTTGCAAAAAATTAATAGTGCAGGAATTATGGTAGGAGATGATAACAACAATTATCACACTTTAGCAACTAGATCAATTCAGAGCTCTCTTTCTGGTAATCCAGAAGTAAAACATTTGTGGGATCAGTTTTCTCAAAATGTTGGGGCACACACTGGAGATACAACATCAAAGGCTGGAAAATCTGGAGCAAGCACTTCTGCTCTAGCCCAAACTTTAACTACTTCAGACGGCAAAAAGATTAAGGTTGGAACACTTGAAGGATCTAAGGGCGTAACATTTGCACATGCAAAAACTCCAGAACCTTTCCTTGCAAGACTTGGTAAAGCTGGACTTGGGGCATTCAAGCTTGGATCTAGACTACCTAGAGGTAGATACACACCTGGCGCTTATAGAGGATTTAATCCAATAAGAAGAAGCATGGGTGGATCTGTATATATGAACAATGGTGGAATGGTTCCACAGTATTTAGCTGAAGGAGATGAAGTTCAACCAGCAAGAATTAGATTTGGCTCTGCTTTAGCAGCAGAAAGAGAAAAGGGTTTTGTTGGCAGAGGTATGGTTGGCGGACCAATGGCTGGTATGGGTGTTGGTATGGGCATGCAGATGGCTGGCGGAATGATTGGCGGTCAAGCTGGAACAATGATGCAGATGGCATCGGTTCTACCAATGCTTGCTCCAAATCTTCTTAGCGGAATTCCTGGAATGCTAGGAAAGATATCTGGTGGGCTAAAGGGCGTAGGAGGCATGGCGGGACTTGCTGGAAAAGCAATAGGAATGGCATTTAGAGTTGGCCCTCTATTAGCAATCACTGCAGCAATTGCTGGAGCATATGCGCTATTTCAAAAGTTTAAGCAAGAACAAGAACAGAATAGAATTGAACAAACTAACTCAATTGGTATTACAGAAAAATCTGCTGCAGAAGCTGGTATTAAATACAACAACCTTGCCGAGTCAATAAAGAGCGTAAATGCTCAATTAGACTTGGCTAGGGCTAAAGGAAAGAATGCCTATGAGTCTTTGAACTCTTCTGGGGTTCAGGGCTTAACTTTAAGCATTAAAGAACTTAAAAAGGGTATTCAGGATGCAAAGAAAAATCAAAAAGAGCTAGTTTCAACATTTACAAATATTGATGAAGGAACTGACATCCAAAGACAGCAGAAGGTAATTGAAATTGCAACTAATATGAAAGCCCAATTTGTTGCAGCTGGAATGTCAGCACAGGATGCAACAAATAAAATCTATGCAATAGTTTCTGCATCAGATAAAGCAAACATGGCATTTAATGCAATATCAAGTGCTGGATTTAGAAACATTTTGGATTCAACAACTGCAGCCAACGAGATGGTTACCAAGCTTGGAAAAAATATGAGTACTCTTAGTGCAGAGGATTTAGGAAACTCTATCTCAAACGTTGCTAATGTTCTAGATTCAAACTTAAAAAAGTTAATGCAGACAAAGGGTGCAAATGGCGAACTTATAACACAGCAAGAAGCTATGAAAAAAATTCTAGATGAGATAAATTCTAAAGAAGGTTCTAGAACAACAATAACTGAATTACAGATTAATAATCTTAAAAAGACTCACCCAGAGCTTGCCGCAATATTAAATACTTCAGACAACATTGCTGGAATGTATTCAAAGTGGAGACTACTTCTTTCTGGAGTTAGAACTGATTTAAGCAAGATAACTTCAGAGCAGGCTCAAGCTTTAGCGGCATTTGAATCAGCACTAGACAGCGCAATCACTGCATCAGAAGCAGCAAATACTGGCAGCGGAATTGCCTTTAAGTCACAGAAATCAATTGCAGCTCTTCAAAAGCAGATAGCAGCAGGAGGACAAAATGCTGCACGTTCTGCACAAAAAACTCAAGATCAAATCAAGGAAGAAATTAAATTAATTGATAAGAAAATTGATAAGATTAATGAAGAGGCGGAGGCACGTAAGAAAGCTTTAGATGCAAACCAGTCTAAGGAAAACCTAGCTCTTGAGATTCAAAAAGCTCAAATGGAATATGCAGACAAGATGGCTGCTGGAGATATGGCTGGAGCAGCGCAAGCCCAATTAAAAATTAAGCAACTGGTTGGAGAAAGAGAAACTCAAAAGGCCATAGATGCTATTGAAGAAAATAGAGCAAAGCGTGAGAAAGCATTAATTGCACAAAGAGAAAAGCTTCAGGCGCAATCAGATAAAGCTGCTAAAAATCTTACAACAGCTCAAAACAATGCATCTGCTGCTACAGAAAGAATGAGCAAAATTGATCAATACCAAAATGAGTACGAAAGGCTTGTTAAAGAACAATCAAGAATAGATCTTGTTCTTGGTGAAGACCCTACAAACAAACAGGCGCTAAAAGATCAAAGGGATTTAGTTCAGGGACCGCTTGGAGATTTAGCAAAACAAATTGCAGCTGATTCAAAGGGGAAAGACAAAACCTTAGCCGCAGAGTTGAAGAAAATATTTACTGGTACATTGATTGATTCAAGTGGCAAGTCTTTAGCTGGTAGCACAACTCGTGATTACCAGACTGGTGGAAGTCAACTAAGCGCACCATACTACAAACCTGGAGTTGCAGATACAAAATTAAAGCAAGATTCATCCGCAGCTCTTGCAGGAGCTAAAGCTATTACTGGTAGCGGTGGCAAAACATTAACTGATTTATACTATGCCTATACTGGAAAACGTGAAGGAATGACCGCTCAAACAGCTAGAGACATAACAACCGATTACTCTAAGTATGGTGGAAATGTCAATAAGGGAGGCCTATCTCAAGTGGCTAAAGAGACACTTGTAAGAGATTACGGCTTAAAGGTTGGAGAATACTTTAAATATAATGGACAGACCTACAAGGTTAAGGCTTCTAACTACATTGTAAGACAGGCAACTGGTGGAAGAATTTCTGGTCCAGGAACTGGAACATCAGATTCAATTCCAGCCTATCTTTCAAATGGAGAGTTTGTTATAAATGCTAAATCATCAGCAGCCTTTGGGTATGGAAATTTAGAAACAATTAATAAAATGGCAGCAGGTGGACTAGCTACAAAGTTTGATGTTCCTGCATACTCAATGGGTGGAAGAATAAAATATGGTGAAGGTGGAGCAGCATTTGGCAATTCAAATGTTACAATTAATGCTACACTTAATTTTGCGGAAGCGCCAAAAAATGGCAGAGAATTATGGAAAGAGTTTAAGAATATGGCACGTTCAGAAGGTGCAAAAATTGGAGAGAACATAATTATGGGAGGATCATACTAATGCCACATACAGTATATTTACCAGTAGGCTCGCTCCTATTTGTTGATACATCTGCCACAGACACTCCTACTTGGGTCAAGCTTTCTGAGCACAATAGACAGCCAGTATCAATTGGCCAGAACCGTATTCAAAAGGTAACAAGAATGAGCAACGGAACTCTAAGAAAGTTCTTTATTGCAGATAAAAGAGAGTTTAGTACATCATGGAATATGCTACCGTCATTTTCAAATATGACCTTAGATTCTGGATATGGTGCGGTAGACCTAAAGTCATACTTTGAAGGAAGTAAAGGACAGGGAGTTTTTAAGCTTAAGGTAGTATATGGCAAGAATCAAACATCACCGTTTGCAGACAGAGAAGAGATCTTTACAGTATCTTTTACGTCCTGCAGTTTTGAAATAGTAAAACGAAATGTTAAAGATGCCGTAGGTAACCCAGCTCAAGAATTCTGGAATGTATCTATCGCAATGGAAGAGGTATAATGATTACCTCAGTTCCATCCTCAAGTAATACCGTAGTTCAAAATTTATTTAAGCAGCAATCATCTGTTAAAATAAACGTAGGATGCACCATTGAATACAATATGAACTCAATGCTTGATAGCATAACGGTATCTTATCCTGCTACTATGGATCAATATTATGCTAAGTCTGAGAATGGCAAAGTTAATACATATAAGAAGCTGTTCCCTATTGATTCTATTATCCGCCCATTTAGACCATTATATTCGGGAGTCAAGTATTTGATTTGGACTACTGCACAAACAGATACTCCAGCAAATAGTTTTTATTCCCCAAGGACCCTAACATATCCAAGAGCAACATCTCCGCAGACAGATGGATATGAGTCAGCAGTATCTACACTTTATCCAAGACTTTATTATCCTGGAGTTACAACATCGTATAAATATTGGGTAACTCCAATTAATCAGAATGCAGATCTTACAGTAACATATTCAGTCACATCGGCAACAGTCAAAGAAGCTTCGTCATCAGGAGCTCTTGTGACGTATAATACTCTTAATAATCACGGCTTTGTTTCTGGACAAACAGTAACAGTTACTGGTTTATCAACAGCAGCATTTAATTTATCTTCAGTTGTAATTGCTTCCACTCCTACGCCAACATCTTTTACAGTAGCCAATTCAGCAACAGGCGCATGGTCAAGAGAGCAGACTGCGACAGCAACTTTATCTGCAGCAACCAAGCCAGCCGTTTCGAATAAAATAATTGCTAGGTTTGAAAAGACACACGCCTTACCAAGCAACTACACAATGACAATAACATATTCGGATGCAACAACAGCAACAGTTGGGCCAACAGCAGTAGGGGCATCTGGAGAAGTAATCCTTTATTATAATGGAACAACATGGACTGCTACAGAGCCAACATCTTATGCAACCCCCAAGCTAATTAAATCTATTAGATTGCAGGCTACAAATCCAGGCGGCGGTAAAGTAGTTGGAATTATAGAGTTATCAGCTAGATGGATAAAGGATATTACATCAGATATAGTAGGGTTTGAAATTCAGAAAGAATCTTCTGCAAGCTCAGAAGACATTTTGCCAGTAGGAAAGATCACGGCAAATAATATAAACATGGAATTAATTAAATATAACCAGTCTGCCTTAGAATATCTAGAATATAATAGAGCAGCAGCATTTGATATAACAAAAAACTATATGGTTAAAAATGCAGAACTTAAGCCATACTTTTCCGTATATCATTCAACTGGAACATATGGTTCTGCTGGATCCCTATATGACAAGGTGCCACAAGGCTCTTACTACATTGATTCTTGGAATATAGGCGAGCAGGGTGAAGTATCATTAAATGCTTTAGACGGAGCAAAGTATCTAATGGAGACCGTAGCTCCAGATATGCTGTGTGAATCATATCCAGTAACCAGCATTATCAGACGCCTCCTTGACTCAATTGGATTTACTAACTACGAGATTAGAATTGCAACAGATGACAAGTCTATACCAGTAGTAAATTACTGGTGGACAAACGGATCTAAAACTGTATGGCAGGCATTACAAGAGCTATGCAGAGATATACAGATGAATGCATTCTTTGATGAGAACAATATTCTTCAATTTGCCAGCAGAGATTACATATACAAGAAGTCTAATATAGACTGGTCCTTTACGTATGATAAAGACGGAACAACACTTCCTAACATTGTCTCGTTTGATAAGCAAGAGATACCTTCTGCTAATCAGGTAAAGATTTTATGGCAGAGCCAGCTAACATCTAATTATGCAGGAAACTCTGGAGACCTTTGGACAGATGAAGTTTCTTATTTAAGCGCAGGTGGACTAAGATCAGACATAGCAGCAGATACTTCACCAGAGAATACAACACTAGCGGTAGATATTGAAACATTAGATCAGTATAGTCCATCGGCAACCTTGTATAACTACGCTGGATATGTTATGATTGATTCAGAAATAATTGAGTATGATGCAATTCAATATCAGTACACACCTATTGGATCTACAACATCTCAAAATGTATGGGTTGAGTCTTCATCTGATGTAAACAAGTATAGGTATTTATCTAGACCAGGATATGCTGATGTTAATAAACCATCTGAGTCTGCCTACTTTAGGCCAACAGGATTATATCGTGTAAAGACTAGAGGCGCATTTGGAACTACTCCAGCATATCACCCAGCCTCATCTTTAACTGGATTAGCAAACTGGACTCAAAGAAAGGCTACGTGGGAATAATGGCTGCCTATTACGAGTGGGAAACATATAACGTATCTGCTACTACAAATATAAGCAGCATACCAGAGATCACCTTTGATTCAACAACATCTATTTCTGTAAAAATTTCAAAAGTTAATATGACAACTGAGCCAGTTAATTATTCAGTTACATATTATAAGGTTAATGCATCGGGGACTGAAGTATCTGGAACCTCACAAACAGTTACAAAAACATCTAGCCCATTTACAATAACTGGACTATCTCCTAATGAAAAATATGGAATTTCAGTAAAGGCATGGGACGGCTCACGTTTCGGAAATACCGTATATAGAACATTTGCAATGCCAATAGAATACAATGTTGCTGGCTACAAGGGCGTGGTTGTTGATCCAGGAAAACCAGCCGCCGCTAAATCATTTTTAAGAATGACAAATAGCTCCACTAGCCCTAAAGAATATTCAGTGGCATATAGAACATTTAGTGCAATTACACTGCCAACCACTACAGTTAATTATGCTGGCATACCGTCATATATACAGGAGCAGTACTTTTCATATTCAAACAGCTACTACGCATTTGGCACCAAGCTATTTTTAGATTCAATTATTAATCGTACAAAGCAATCTGCTGGATTTGGGTTTTTTGTAGATGGGCAGGGCAATGACGGTTACTACATTTTGATTGACAGTACAGAGACAGCTGGTTCAGTAAATAAAAAAGAAGTAAGAATTTGTAAGGTAAAGGGTGGAGATATTCGTGTGCTTAACGATAGCCAAAAGAATACTATTACAAGCCTTAACGGAGTCTACGGCGGGCGTTCGTATGATATTGATGTAAAAGTTCAGGTTAACCTTTCAACAATTAAAATTAATGTTTATATTAATGGCTTTCTTATTACAGCAACGGACAGCAGTGGCCTTATAGAAGGTGAGAATGGCAAAGATATTCTTAATCAGATAATCAAGCCTACAAAAACAATTGCTCTAGTCTGTAAGTATGGTGAGGCCATATTTGATTATGTGTATGGAACGGACATCCTTGAAAAGGCATACAATGACTCACAGTTTGTAAAAAATATGTACCAGGGCACATTCTCAAACGATTACCTAAATACGGGCTTTGGAGATATTATATACAACTCGTCTATTGAAGAGGATAACCAAAAGAAGCCTGATGCCCTAGATGAATTTGGGACATCTGTTAGGGAGATTAGAAAGGTATCGCTTAGATATAATAGCGCACCCGCCTACCCAATTAAATTTTCAACTGGAGTAAACACTTCAGTAAAGATCCTCGGATCCAAGTTAAGTAACTTTGGAGGGGAAACCTATGTGCTTAATAATAGTGCAGCGCTAACACCATTAAATGATGAGCAGTCAGCAACCTTTTATTTATACGGAGATACAATTGCTCCTTCAGGCACACTTGAGTACAAGACAGATATGCTTTCAGATTATATTAATCAAGAGCCAGTCGTATTTGAATCGTCTTGGCTGCAAAATCTTTCAGATGTTGAGGCTCTAGGCACATGGATTAAAAACAATATTGTTAATAAGGGCAAACTAATTAATCTATCTGTATTTGGAAACCCATTTATTGCGGTGGGAGATATTGTTTCCGTTAAATATTCATACCAAGGACTGGACGGAACTCAGAAATTTATTGTAACTAATGTAAGACATAGCTTTAATCAAGGCTTAGATACGGAGATCACCTGTCGATCTTTATAGCGACTAATGATATAATGATAAAATGAGACAAGACGAGAATAGAACAGACGGAAAGAGCATTGTTGTTGGCCCTCCAATTGTTCTGCCTAAAAATTCTCCTGACCGTGTATTCGTAAGAAAAACAGTAGGCCTTGACATTGATGAAGGATCTACTACAAATTTAACTACACCATTTTCTCTAGGCGGAGGAGGAGGATTAGGCGGCTCAACTCCAGCAGATCCAAATCTTCCAGGGGTAATAAACGATATCCCACAACTTACAGATATAGAAAACATCACTTATCAACAGTATTTTGATACATTTAATTCCATAAGAATTAAAGCAATCATTAAAGTTAGAAATTCAAGTAAGAATAAATCTAATGTTTCTGGTGTAGATGCAAGGAATGAGCCTAAAGGACAGGCTTCTGGAAGTGCAACTGCTACTCCATCAGGATTTATTATGCCTTCCCCAAGAGTTCCGTCGGTTAAGTTTGATAGAAGCGGCACAGCAATTGCTTGGGGATGGGATAATGTTTCTGGACTTGGATCTTATTCTTCAGTATCATATGAGTGGGAGATAAGATCTTCATCAAGTATTACAAGCAGTAGGATAAGTTCTGGCACAGAGCCTTACCTTGCAGATGGAAACCTTCAGATTGGAAATAGCGGAGTGTTTAAAGATTATAGGGTTAGCTCTGCTCAAGGAGATACTCCAGCGACATCTTCTGAAAGATGGCTAAGGGTTAGGGCTGTTGTGTTGGCTACAGATGGCAAGACATATTATTCAGGGTACTCTGTACCAATTTAAGGAGAGAAATGATAAAAGGAACATACATATATTACGAGGATGGTAAAGAGATATACCGTTCATCAAACGTTATAACTAAATATGGCAAAAGGTTTCTTACCAGCTTTCTGGCTGGTAGAGATTCGTTCTCTTCTAAGTCTATGGCTTTTGGCATTGACAATACTGCGGCGGTAGATACAGATACAAGACTAGGCTTTGAGTTCTATAGGACTCCAGTACAATTTGGTAGCACGGACATTCAAACTGCAAATGATACAACAACATACGCAGTAGTATATAAGGCTACGATTCCACAAGATGTTGCGGGATATATTACAGAGGTAGGAATTTACCCAGAGTTTAAGCAGTCACTGAGCTCATACGACAGCAAGTTCTTGGGAGACTTTGATAGCCAACTTGATTGGACAAACACTCCTTTAATTACATCTGATGGTGTACGTGTAGGACAATACCTTTTAAATATGTCTTCAAACGGGACATCTGCAAAAGAGTATAAGTCAAGCCTACAATCAATTGACCTTTCTGGATACAGTATAAATGACACTCTAAGATTAGCTTATATTAAGAATGACGCAAACCTTTCAAGCATTACTATTAAGTTCTATAGCTCTGCTTTAGACTACTACTCAGTCACTATTACTCCAGCATCTGGAACAGGATATAAGATATCCACAGATATAACTTTAGACAATTTATTTTCAAATGCTAGCACAGCAAACGTTGATCCATCAAACATTAATCAAATTGGTGTAGTTATTACCCCAACATCTGGAGAGTCAACATCAGTTGGCCTAGACGCATTAAGAGTTAATGACGAAGACACATTCAACCCAGACTTTGGTCTAATTAGTCGCTCAATTCTATCAACACCGCTAGTAAAGTTGGCGTACTGCCTACCCAATTCAATTTAGATGGCAGTTTGCAGATAAGACTGTTGGAGAATGGTCAGTATCAAAACTTCTTAATACTCCAGAAATTGCTAGACCAGAATCAACAAATATCGTTGCACAATGGATAACTTTAGATAGTGGAGACGCTTTACAGATTACTTGGGACGCACCTCTTTTAGCAAATGGCTTTGTGGTTTACCTAACGTCTGGATTAACAACAGTACCATTTGGACACACACTAGATAAAAGCAAAACGGAACAAAAACTAATTATAACTGCTCAGGATATCAGAGGTTCCTTTGCAGGAGTATTTGAAACAAACCTTACTGGTTTATTAAAAACTACATATATAGATACATCAACTTCAGGTTCTTCTTTTACAATTCCTCCATTTTCAGATTCCCTTAATGGAGCTGCAATTGCAGATTCAGCTTGGCTAATTACATCTGTCGATAAAGGTATCTCTGTAAGCTGGAACGCAATATCAACATCTGGTACATATTGGGAAACAATAGTTTATAAATCATCAACTCAAAATGGAACTTACGTGGCGGTAGGAAGCGCAAGAAATGCTCCTGTAGTGGTTCCAGAAATAAACACAGTTTGGATTAAGATCAGGCATAGACTAACAACTGGTGGATTCTCTGCATATTCAAATCCTAAAGAAGCTGCTGCATATGTACCGATTGTATTTGATACAACTCCGCCAAACGAGGTTGTGGTAAATAGTGCAGTTTGGTCTGGCAATAATATTGTTATCACTTATACTATGCCAGCAACAGATCCAGCATCTAGATTTAAAATAACTCTTACTAACGGCTTGGACTCTGGAGACTTCTATGAATATCCAGGCGGACAAACTGGCACACATACTATTACTTTATACGACAATGAAATATACCAGCAAATTGGAGAAAGATATTCTTCATACACTGGTAACTTTATTTCAATTGATGCGGGAGAAAATCCAACAACTGGAACGGCTTTCCTGGTTGGAACAAAAACAAATCCACTTGCGGACTTAATCCCTTTATATACCCTAACTTCTCTGGCAAATGGATACGTTGCAAAATTTAGCAATACAATTACCGATATTGCTTACATAGAAATTTATGCAAAGTCTACTAGCTTTGGCACCCTTGACCCAGTTACTGGAGTAATCGATGCACAGTATTTAGTTTACAGTGGATCTAATCCAGGAACTGTAATCAGTACAGATTACACCAATAAATACATAAGAGCTAGATACTTTACTATTTCTGGTCAATTTTCAAAATGGTCTGCAGAGCAGCAAATTGCAGCATCTGACCCAGGTTCTTTATCTTTAATTGATAATCCAGTTAAAATATCAACCAATGGTTCTATATTTACTGGAAACTTAGATAGCAGCGGACAGCCAATTCAATCTGGCGCAAGAGTATTTTTTAATAGAACTGGGTTATACGTTTATGATTCATTAACAGCAAGCCCAACTACTCAAATAATAGGAAATGCTGCTCCTGCAATAGAGGGAGACTTAAATACAGTAGCGCCAACTTTTATTACAACAAGGGCTAAAATAGCAGACTGGATTATTTATCCAGATAGATTTGAAAATGGTTTAACGGCAACTACTGGAACATATACAGGTATAGCACCATCTGGAACGTATGCTATTTGGGCAGGCGGAAACTCAAGCAAAAATACAGACGGCCTTGCAAAATTTAGCGTTACGCATGCAGGTGCAGTAACTGCTAGAAACATTTCTATTATAGGAGACGGAACCTCAACAACAAGAATAATAGATGCGGGCTCTTTCTTCGTACAAAATAACGGATACCTAGAGGCTTCAAGTGCAAAGATTACTGGAGAAATTAATGCAAATTCTGGTACGTTTAAAGGTCAGGTTGATATTGGAACTGGCAGCGATCCAAGTGGAGTTTTAAGAGTTTCTTCTGGAAACGGAACAATCCTTATAGGAAGAAATGCTTTAATCGGAGGATCAACAGTAACTGCTGGCATCACTGCATCAGTAACATCTGGGAGCCCTGCCGTGACAACAACAAACTTTTATGTAAGAGCATCTGATGGATACATGTTTAGCCAGTCTGGACAAATTGGAGGATGGACAATTGGTACAGATAAGTTGTCTGCAGGAGGTGGATCAAGTGCCGTAGGGCTGGCAGCTTCTGGAACCTACGCACTTTGGGCTGGGGCAGGAACTCCAGATACTAGTACTCCCTTTTCTGTAACAAGTGCGGGAGTGCTTAGGGCAACTGGTGCAATTATTACTGGTGAGGTAAAGGCCACATCTGGAAGAATTGGTAATGCTACAACTGGATGGGAAATTACTGGCACACAAATAAAGTCTTCTGGTTTCCCAACAGGGACTAGTGCCTTAATAATGGATGCAAGCACTGGAACTATTTCTGGAGGCTTGATATCTGGAACAAAGGTTGTTGCATCGTCCTTTGAGTTTACAGCAGGAACAGACTTTATAAAATCTGATAAGACTTTTAGTCTTGGTGGAGGAGTTCTGACATACGCAGGATCAGGAGATGTAACTCTAAATGGATCATCATTAACATTTACAGGAGCATCAAATGCAATATTTGGAGACGACAACGGATACGGTGGAGATTCAACTGTTGTTCTTAATCAAAATGCACAGTTAACAAAAGGAAGAGCTTTTCACTATGGAGGAACAACTATTCCGAATTCAAGCAATACTACAAGACAGGTTTATAATACAAAGAAATCGGCGGCGCAAGGTGTAAATGTTTTTGATACAGTAAGCTTTACAGCAGGAGACCTATGGATGACGGTGGACTAAATGGGAATTTACAGAAAAACAACTCCTTCATCTTATCCAAATACTCCAGCATCAAACTTTACTGATAGTTCAAAGCATTGGCGCCAGCATAAAAATATTTACAGAAGAACTAGCGATCTTGAAACAGCAAGTTTAACTGCAGTACCAGGAAGATATACAGACGATACAAGAACCTGGAGAAGAATTAAAGCCATATACAGATTTACATCTTCAAATACGTGGCAAAAGATATTTGGTAAATTTGCAGGACAGCCATACCCAGAGACCCCTGCAAAAATTAGATACACAAGCTACACTGGAATAGACGTAGGCGATTTCGCAATGATGGGTCCTGGCTCAGAATCTATTGCACAGGGTGGTTCGGCACCAACATTTTTGTGGGGAAGAGATGGTCAAGATTGGCAAAACATTGAAAACCTTACCTCACGAAGCAGAACTTTTGTATTTAGCGATAGGCCTCTTACAGATATTGCACAACAGGTTACAAATGATGAAGGAAATTTTGAAGGAGATAAGCTAAGGAACAGCGAAGCTGTAATTTTGCAGTACGATGGCCAATATGTTTGGTATAGAGATAGAATTACTGTATCGGGATCAACAGGAACTTCATACAGCCAAACAGTAAAAATTATTAAACAGCAGCCAGTAATTAATAGTCTATCCTTTAAAACAAGTAATACGGTGGCAGCTGGCTCTTCAAAATATATTACTTACTCAATTGCAAATGAATGGTATAGATCTGTTAATCAGGATACCTCAATACTCAAATGGTATATATTAGATACTCAGTATGAGACTCCTACAGATGCTAAGTTATTAGGATCAACAACTATATATTCAACCTTTCCAACCGAAACAACAACTACCCTTACTGGAGAAGACTATTTCAGCATACCAACCACATTTAATCAGGTATCGACAACTGGCAAATGGCTTCACGTTAAATTAATTTGTAAAAACTCATCATCAGATACAGACGTTGAATATTCAGTGGCCCCATATAATGATGTTACTGACTACATAGTTGCACAGATTAGTGGAGCAGTTCCAATCGGAACTGCTGGTACGGTAACAATGACTAGAACAAATACTTCATATACCGTTAGTGTTTTGGATGCTAATCGTGGAACTTGGAGTAATACTCCAACGTCATATAGATATCAGTGGTATTTACAAAATCAAACAGTTGGATCTTCTTACACATGGAGTCCAATATCTGGAGCAACAAGTGCCACTTATGATGCTTCTTTATATAAGCCTTCAGACACAAGCACAACAAATAGAATAGTCCCAGTTGTTTGGGCATCTAATGGTAGTGGAGAAAGCAATGAAGGCAATGCTTTAACGAATAGTGGAGGGGTAGCAATACCTTCTACTGCTGGAGGAATTACGGTATCAAATCCTACATCTAATACAGATGCAATGATTAAGTATAAGCTTCCTTCAATTACAACCTTTACAATAACTAAGGGGGCTAGAAAATTTACTTATGTTGCTAACTTTAGCGTAGATGATCCAGGTGTTATATCTGGAACAATTTCCTGGACTGGGCAGGCCACAGGTAGCGTTGCTGTTAATTCAAGTGCTGATACTTTTACATACCAACCATTAGCAGCAGGAACTTATAACTTTACTTTAACTGTTACCAACGTTAGCACTAATGCTTTAACTGGAAGTGCGACTGCAACACAAAATAGTATAGTTGTTGATGACTTTTCAAGCTATACGTTTGCATTCGGTAATACTTTTTATGTAAGCACAAATGGTCTTATCTACCTAGATGTTGCTCGTGGAACCCAGGTTCCTGATGGAACCTCTGGAAGAGTAGTTCAAATATTTCCTAAAGATTTAAATCAGGGTTCTGACGGAGGCACTGGTGCAACAGGAGACGGTTTCCTTTTAAGATGGTCAGACGCAAATGACTATGTAATTAGGTGGGATGGATATATAGACGGACAAGCTGGTGTTGCTTCTTATCGATTAACGTATTATGTAAGATTTTATAAAGATCAAAAGTATTGCGATATATATATACAAAATAAGGGTGCAAATGTTGGATCACCAAATGTTTCGTCTGGATTCTATTTTGATGGTACTGTTCTTGGAGCTGGCTTAGCAAACCCAGCACAGGGTTCAACATTTAGAATTTACTTAGACGGACAAACAGGATCAATTAGAACTGACTTTTCTGGAGAGCTTCCAGTTCCTGCAGATATGGTTTCGGCTGGAGCGGCAACAGGATTTAGTGGTATTTACCCTCCAGCAGATGAAGGCTATACTCAAATTACAACGGCAACAAATCTTTATACTGCACCAACACTTACCATAGGTACAGTTACTTCAAATGCAAATTCAATATCCGTTCCGTATACTACTGGAGCATCTTATGCTAAATTTGATATAGACGTGAAGACAACTTCTCATAGCGGTACATCAATATCTGGATATCCTAAAACAGATCAAACTACTTCAACACCAATATCAATAACATCATTGTCTGCAAGCACAACTTATTATATAACAATAACTCCAAAAAATTCTAAGGGACAGCTTGGAACGGCTCAAACAACCTCTAAAGCAACAGAAGCGGCAGTAGGAACATTTACAGATCTTACCTATAAAGAAATGTATACTGGAGGCTTTGCAGCTGTATTTTATACTGTTTCAAATACTACAGATGTTACAAATTTTGATGCTAACGCTACAAGATTTTATCCATATGAAACCCAAACAGGAGGTATAGTTAACTACACTGCAAGCAAGCGTGGATTTATAGCAATATCGTTTGGCGGATTTGCAGACTACTCAAACACATCTTATAAGTGGACTGGTCAAATGACTCCAAAAAGAGGAACTACTGCTGGAACAACTCAATATCTTTTTAATATGACTTCAAAATCTACTGGCACCCCCGCCGATCTTCCAGGAGTCACACTTGGCACAGTAACGACTGGAGATGGAACATTAAGCGTTCCAGTAACCCTAGATGCTAATGCTAGTAGATATACAGCAATATTAACTAGAGGAACAACTACAGTGTCTACAAAGTATCTTCAGTCCTCAACAACATTGAGCTATAGTGGCTTAACAAATGGGTCTTCGCATACAATAACAGTTACACCATATTACGTTTATTATACAGATCCAGATGCTACTGATTCTGATATTAAAACCACAGTTCAGTTTCCAGGAACTGCTGTAGCTAAAACAGGAACTCCTGCAGCTGTAGTTGCAAAACCAACTGTTTCAACCGCACCAGTAGTTAGTAGAGATGCAGCTTCAAATTATAAATATAATACAACGAATGGAACATGGACAGGAAGCCCAACTGGATATACTTATCAGTGGTATTATTATAGAACATTTCAATATTTTCCGTATTCTGAAACAATTACAATAAGTGGAGCAACAAGCTCTAGTTATACAAGCTCTGCATCATTTGTAGGTTATTATATTTATTGTACTGTAACTGCAACAAATGACGGCGGAAGTAATAACTCTACATCTGGCTTTGTTCAGATTACTACTGCAACAGTAACAAATGTTGGAAATAATAAGCCGCAAGGCGCACCAGTAATTGTTTATGATTCTGCAAATAGCACAAGCACAAAATGGGCATATGATGTTACAATTACAAAATCTACTACTGGTGTACCAGATCCCAGCTATTACCTACAATGGTTTGGAAGCGCAAATGCTAGCAACTATGTTGAGCAAACTGGACCATATGTAAGTGCTGGTTTAGGCGGGTCATTTGTTGTCCAGAACGTACTTGTTTCAAAAACATATACTCTTTATGGGTGCCAAGCATGGGCTACAAATGGAATTACAGGGCAAGACATTTCTAATACAGCAATGTCTAATAGCGCATAAAGGAGAAAAAATGGAACATATAGCAGAGCTTAAAAATTTAATCGCCAAAGCAAACTCTTTATATAATAAAAATGTAGAGGGCCTAATCACCCTTGATGAAGAGTCTGTAAATAGGCTAAACTTAATATTAACTAGTTTAAATGAAGAAATAGAGACAGCAGGGGCTATACAAAATATTCCTGGCATGTTATAATATATAAGGAGGAAACAAATGACAACAACACTAAGTAATGTAGAGAAAAAGTCTATTGTAGATCAGGCAATTAGACAGATAGACTATTCAATCTATTCGTCTGAGCTAGATGTGCTACAGCTTGAGGCCGTAACACCAGTAGATCAGGATCAGATGAATGCCTATGCAGGCGTTCTTGCAAAGTTAAATGCCAAGAGATCAGCTCTTGTTGCAGAACTAGCAACACTAACAGAATAGGTATATCATGGCAGATAAAGCCGAACTAATTATAACTGCTTTGCAGCAGCGTATTGGCGAAATTGTCTCAAACTATGAGACACAAATTGCAATACTTCGTGCAGAGCTTACAAGTATTGTGGAAGAGCGAGATGCTAAAGAAGAAGCTGCCCAAGCCTACTCAGAGCACCTTAATAAGCTCACCGACTAATTTCCCTACGGGACTTGCTGTTAAAACCGACAAGGCCACATACTGGATTAAAGACGGAAAACGTTTTAGGTTAATATCAGAAAGGGCAGAGATCTCATGGTCTTTTCCTACTGTAAACGCAACTGAAAATGCTGTATCTGGAATGAAGATAGCTGGAAAGCTGGGATTTAGAGACGGCACCTTGATTAAAAATATAGCAGATGGTAAACTGTATTTAATATCTCAGAATAAACGTAGGCATATTATAGACCCAGATATTTTTAATAAGTATGGTCTAGATAGATCTAAGGTTATTGAAGTAAGCGAAGCTGAAGTAAATATGCACGATTTAGGAGAAAGTCTATAATGACAACAAATGAATTTATCCCAGTAGTATTTAATGACGGGGAGCCGCTTGATCCTACAAAGCTTAACAATTTAGTTAAGAATGTAAACAATGTGTATCAGTCTGCCGCTTTAGCAAACTCAACAAACTCAGATGGTACTAAGTTACAGGTTCCAGTCATATTTACATTTAGACATAAGTTTGAGGACGTAAAGGCGGGTAAGCCACAGAATACAGTATTTAGCTTTGGAGATAAGTTTACACAGGCAGAGCTATCTGCTAGTAAGGTGTACATTTCTACAGGAGTAAAAGCTTCTGTGAGCGACAAAGATGTTATTACTGCAACCGTAGGTGGAGTTAATACAGGAAGCCCAACCCTATTCGTAAATTTTGTAGGAGACGGAACACGCTCAGCTATATATGTAGATGTTATTGCAATCTGCATGAGGGACATCTCTTAGCATTGACAATCCAATAAAATATGTTACAATTACGTTGTAACATCAAAGTCACGCAACCGTGACTTTTTTCGTATTAAGGTAGAACATGAGCAACGATTTAAAGTGGATGTTATCATCCGATCAGCAGTTCCCATATCAGGATGATAAGATGATCTCCCTATGGTTTAAAGTAATGAAATGGTTTAAGCCAGATGTAGTTGACTACCTTGGCGATACAGATGATCAGGCATGCTATAGCAAGTACACAGAGGGAAGATCTGCAGAGTTTTTAAATTATCATAAGACTGAAAGCGGAGACCTTATTGTTCCAATGATGAGGCATGAAGCAAAAGGAGCAAGAGATTTCTATGCAAAGACTAGAGAGATGCTTCCAGACGCACAGTTATTCTCAGCATTAGGCAACCATGACATTAGAGTATTTAACTATGTTGATGCAAAGCTTCCAGAATATATTAGCGAGGTAACTCCAGAATCTTTATGGAGCCTAGACTCTTTAGGATATGAGTATATCTATTATAACGAATTGCCAAAGCGCCGCTTTGGAGACATACATGTTCATCATGGTCTTTCTGTTTCAGCAACTGGAGCTGTTAGAAAAGATATGGAAGATCTTCAGGTATCTTTAATCAGAGGACACTCTCACAGAATTGCTTCGCATATGGTAACATATGAGTTAAGAAATAACGGAGATGGAGAAACTCTTCGTGGGTATGAAATTGGCCATATGTGTGACGAAAAAAGCGATGGCATGAAGTACAGCCAGCATCACGACTGGCAAAAGGGATTTGCAATTGCACACATTGTAAATGATTATCCACATATCCAGATGATCCACGTATCCCCAGACTACTCTTGCGTTGTAGACGGAAAGGTATTTACCTTATAATGTGGTGTAAAAAATGCGGTGGTAGAGTATTTGTTGATAGGGTATTCTCACAAAAGCTTCATATGGAACTGTTCTGCATTATGTGCGGAAAGCGCTGGATGGTTAACAAAGAGACGAGTGGTTTTGGAAAATGGCTAGAAAAAAGAGAGAACCTAAACCTAAAAAGTTTCGGTATTTCTTCCTAAACGACAAAATACATAAGGTTATTAGATCATCTAGATCAAAAGATGAATTAGTTGCTTGGTGTTATCCAGATAGGAAGAGAGTGCTGTATTCTTATTCTCAGGTTAACAAGTATATGGAGAATGCCTTTACAGTTGTAGAGGTTGCCTCAATGCTTGGTAAGCATAGAGTAACTATTCAGGAATATATAATTCAGGGTAAGATTAAGTCTCCACAAAAGATTTATCCTATTGGAAATCCCGATCACGAAAACTGGTCTAAGTATATGTTTAAAGAATCGGACATATTGGACTTGCATCAATATATTGTTGATGCTGGGCATTCTGGTAATTTACCTTCACGCACAGAATTACAGGCTCTTCTCAAACACAACATTATATTGTATACTAAGACAGACGAGGGAAGATTTGTACCCGTGTGGAAGGCGGACTAGTGGAAAAGGGTAGAGTTGTGATTTGCGATATTTGTAAAAAAGGAATAGAAGTTCGTTGGGGTATCTTCGCCAACGATACATTGCTAAGACATAAGAAGGCGGCGCATAAATAATGTCAGAGACTAGAGTTAAGGTTGATCTATCTTTTACTCGTAACCTAGGAAACTATGAGAGTATCAAGATTAGTTTAGGTGTTGAGGATGATGTGCGTGTAGGCGAAAATGTCGATACCGCCACAGAAAGAGTCTATGCTTTTGTTGAGAATAAGCTCATAGAAAAGACTCGTGAAGTAGAAGAAGAGCTAAAGCGTGGCAAGTGAGAAAGAGCCATACGTATTAATCGGACTGTACCAATCTTTATTTAAAGAAAAGTATGGTCGTATCCCAACTATGAATAAGTTCAGAGAGAAGTGGGCCATGCAGGATGTTATTGATAGCGTAGGGTTTGATCGTGCCAAGCAGCTTTTGACATACTACTTTAGTTTAAATAAGAATGGGCACCCACTGCAGTTCTTCTTTTACAACTTTGATAAGATGGATGCACTAAAGATTGAGATTGACAGAGATAAAGAAAAGCGTCGTTTGTTATTAGAAGAAACGAAGAAGATGGTAGAAGAAGGCGGAATAGCATGAATACAGAGTCAACATTAATCTCTGCTGTGTGTAAGAACAAGGACATCAGCACCCTTCTTGCCGATAACGTAGATGAGTTGTTTACATCACATAGAGATATTTGGGAAGGTCTCAAGTCATACTATTATAAGTTTAAGGCTGTTCCAGAAGTAGGAATCCTACAGGAAAAGTTTAAAGACTTTGAGCCAGATCCAGCACCTAAAGCTGAGACTGGTTACTACCTAGATAAACTTAAAAATGAATATTTAACTAACCGCCTAAAGAATATTATTCTTAAGGGTGGCTCTATGCTTAAAGAAGATGCAGCATCAAGAGTACTTGCAGAGATGCAGTCTCAGTTATCTAATCTTAGTCGATACACAAACAATGTGCGTGACCTAGATGTTATTGATGCTGAGTCAGCAGTAAGACACTTTGAGGCAGTGCAGGCACGTTCTGCAATTATGGGGGGTGCTCCAGGAATTACAACTGGGTTCGATGCAATCGATAAAGCTTATCCAACTGGAATGGCACCAGGACATTTAATTGTTGCTATTGGTTGGCCAGGACGTGGTAAGACCTGGTTCACATCCTACCTTGCTTGTAAGGCATGGGAGCAAGGCTTCAAGCCTATGATCGTATCTCTTGAAATGTCTCCAGAAAATATGCGTGACCGTATCTATACGATGATGGGGTCTGGTATGTTTAAGGCAAGCGATTTCTCAAAGGGTGCGGTCAATGTAGATGACTTTAGATCGTGGTCACAAAAGAAGTTTGAGAATAAGAATAGCTTTATCCTTATTTCAAACGAAGGTAATACTGAAGTAACTCCATCTACTATTCAAGGAAAGATTGATCAGCATAAGCCAGACCTAGTAATCCTTGACTACCACCAGCTATTTAATGACAATAAGCGAAGCAACTCTGAAGTAGAACGTAACCGTAATATTTCTCGTGAGTTTAAATTACTTGCAGTTGCAAACAACATTCCTATTATTGATATTACTGCAGCAACAGCAGACGATGTTTCAGATCAAGATAATCCACCAATGATGAGTCAGGTGGCGTGGTCAAAGGCAATTGAGTATGATGCTGATATGGCTATGGCTATTCACAGATATCCAAATAGCAATATGATTGAAGTAGTATCAAGAAAGAATCGCCATGGAACGGAGTTCAACTTCTTCCTAGACTGGGATATCAACCGTGGTATCGTCAAGGAGATCTACGAGAACCCATTCCAGAATGACTCACAAAAGAATTAAAAGATTTCAAATCAATGTAGAGTTTCATGATAATAGTCAGCTAATTAGTCTTCGTCCACAGTACGAAACACTATTAACTCACGACATGAGGTCTAAAGGATATGTCAGGGTTCTTGACATAGACCCAGCATTTTCGGTAGAATTTACGGGCGAGACGTGGAAGTTCTTAATGACTCTTCACGGTGTATATGTAGGAAAGAAGAAGGCATGGCAATCAGAGGGTATAATACAAAGCAAGTTGATACCACGCAGTATGCCCCAGCGCATATCAAGTCAGTCATAAAGTCTATTGGCCTTGAAGTAGTTGGTGAAACATCTAATGACTTCTTATGCTACTGCCCATTTCATTCTAATAGACACACATCTAGCTTTAGCGTGAGTCGTGAGAAGGGCGCATTCATTTGTTTTAATCCTTCATGCGGAGAAGCAGGCACACTACTTGAATTAGTAAAGCGTGTTATGAATAAAAACGACTTCGAAGCAATGAGATTTATTTCTACTAAAGAAACAGAGGCTCTAGAAAACTTTGATGAACTGCTAGCAGAGACCATGGAAGACAAGCCAGTCTTTGAAGAGTTCTCGCAAGATACATTAGATAGGCTTCACGCAGATCTGTTCGGTAGTAAGCCAGCAAGAGACTATTTAAATTCAAGAGGCATTAACGAAGAGTCTATGAAACAGTTTGGACTAGGATATTCAAACTCTATGAATATGATTATTACTCCAGTGCATAGTCCAGACGGAACTCCTATCGGATTAGTCGGAAGATCTATTGAGGGTAAGGCTTTTAAGAATAGCACTAATCTTCCGAAGAGCAAGACTTTGTTTAACATACATCGTGCTAAGAAAATTGGCGACCATGTAATAGTTGTGGAGTCCAACTTCGATGCAATCCGTGTGCATCAGGTTGGCTTTCCTAATGTGGTTGCTACGCTAGGCGGATTTCTATCAACAGAACAGCAAAAGCTACTCAACAGACATTTTAATAGAATAACAATTATGACAGACGCAGATTTGGCTGGCAGAGAATTAGGATTTAGCATAGCCAATAAGCTAAGAATGAAGGACCTCTTGTGGTCTTCGTACCAATATGGTAAGATATATCCACATGATGCAAAAGATGCGGGCGACATGACTGATGAGGAAATTAAGAGCTGTATTAAGAATGCAGTCTCCGATATTGAATATAGGTCTTGGAACTCGTGATATAATAGAAATACAGATGGATCTATACCATCAACTATAACAAGGAGATATAAATGGGTATCGTAAAAGGTCTTAAAGACTTAAACAAAGTAATGGATAAACCGCAAGCTTCCAGCGGAGATGGAACAAAGGGTCGCTGGGTAAAGCTAGAAGACGGAGAGAGCGTAAAGGTTCGCTTCCTTCAAGAACTAGATCCAGATTCACCAACATATAATGAAGTTAACGGCTTAGGATTTATTGCCGTAGAACATACTAATCCAAAGGATTATCGCCGTAAGGCTCTGTGCTCAATGGAAGACCAAGGAAAGTGCTATGGTTGTGAGCAACACCGCAAAGACTATAAAGCAGGCTGGAAGGGTCGTTCACGACTCTATATCAACGTGCTTGTTGATGACGGTAAAGAAGATCCGTATGTCGCAATTCTTTCACAGGGTTCAAGTGGAAAGACTATAACCCCAACACTAATTGAGTACGCAGGAGAAATGGGCAGCATTACTAATCTAATGTGGCGCATTAAGCGTTCTGGTACCAAGACCGATACAAGCTATACAATTATTCCATTGGCAAAAGATGAAGCAGCATTTGATTCATCTGCCCTTGAACTATTCAAGCTTGAAGAATCTGCTGTGCGTGACTTACCTTACACAGAGCAGGAAGCCTTTTTCGCAGGCGAAAATGGTGGCAACGAAGAGTCTACTGCATCATCCAGCAGTGTAGACTGGTAACACAAGGTTAAAGGCGGAGAATTAATGTCATTCACACACTTACACGTTCATTCGTATTATTCGTTAATGGATGGCCTTAATTCTCCTGCCGAACTTGTAAAGGCAGCAAAGGATGCTGGTCAAACAGCATTAGCAATCACAGATCACGGAACATTGTCTTCACATCGTGAAATGCAGATTGCATGTAAGGATCAGGGCATAAAGCCTATCCTTGGAGTAGAAGCGTATATCTCACCGACAGATAGGTTTGATCGCTCCTCTAAAACAGATAAGTCTATTCAGGCTTACAACCACATCATCCTCTTGGCTAAGAATAAAAAGGGTTTAGAGAATATAAATATTTTGCAGGAGCTTGCGTGGAATGAAGGCTTTTATCACAAGCCACGTATTGATAGGGAGGTGCTTAAGGAATATGCGGAAGGTATTATTGTACTCTCTGGATGCCTTAATGGTCTTATCTCTAAGGCTATCGAAAAGGGCGAGTTCTCTGAAGCTAAACTTATTCTCAAAGACTTTCAAAAGACTTTCGGTGATGATTTTTATATTGAGGTACAGTCTCACAACCCAGAAGAAATAAACTCAAAGCTCCTAGAACTTGCTGACGAACTTAAAATTAAGGCGGTAGCAACAGGAGATGCTCACTTTGCTAAGGAAGAAGATAGAGTACTAGAAGAGGCTATGCTTATTTTATCTACATCCCCTAAGATGGATAAGGATGCAGACTTTGATATGTCTAGACAGATTAAAGATATTAATGATAGATTAAACTATCTGTATCCAGATCGTAGAATCTCATTTCAGAACTATAACCTATTTATCCAGACCCGTGAAGAAATTCAGGCAGACTTTAATAAATCTAATATAACTCGTACAGACATATATGATAATACTATGGAGATTGCCGATAAGGTCAAGGAATATGACTTTCATCAGGGATTGGACCTTTTGCCCGTCCCAAAGACCGATGCTGATGAAAGACTAAGGGAGCTGTCTGAAAAGGGCTTAGAAGGCCTTCAGAAGGCTTCAGACCCTATTTATAAGGAGCGTTTAGAGGAAGAGCTTTCGGTTATTGCCTCAAAGAACTTTGCCTCATACTTCTTGGTCGTGGCAGATATGATTAACTGGGCTAAAGATAATAATATTAAGGTAGGCCCAGGCCGTGGTTCGGCAGCAGGCTCGTTGGTCTGCTATGCCCTAGGAATTACAGATGTAGATCCAATTAAATATGATCTGCTTTTCTTTCGATTTATTAACCCAGAGCGTAATGACTTCCCAGATATCGATACAGACTTTGAAGACCGTCGTCGTAAAGAGGTTAAAGATTATTTGAAGAAAAGATTTAAGCACGTAGCTTCTATTTCAACTTATACTTATTTTAAAGATAAGGGTGTTGTGCGAGATGCAGCACGTGTGTTTATGGTTCCACTTCAAGAGGTTAACCGTGCAATGAAATCTATTGATACCTAAAGTATCAGGAAGAATTCCTGTCGTCGCATACGATATGGATACGGTTGCAGATATAGGTCTTATTAAACTAGATGCGCTAGGACTTAAGACTTTATCTGTGATCTCTGATACATTAGATTCAATTAAGAAGCGACACAAAAAAGATATAAACCTTTCAGATCTTCCCATGGATGATCCAAAGGTTTATCAAATGCTTAGTGAGGGGTACACAAAGGGAGTATTCCAAGCAGAAGCAACTCCTTACACTAATCTTCTTATGAAGATGGGAGTAGATAAATTTGAAGACCTTGCAGCATCAAACGCCTTGGTTCGTCCAGGAGCAATGAATACTGTTGGAGCATCGTATATTAATCGTAAGCACGGACGTGAAGCAGTTCAATACACTCATCCAATTACACGGCCTTTTACAGAAAACACATATGGTGTTATTATATATCAGGAGCAGGTTATGCAGGCATGTGTACACCTTGGCGGTATGTCTTGGTCAGAGGCTGATAAGGTCCGCAAGATTATTGGAAAGAAGAAGGATGCAAAAGAATTCGACCAGTTCAAGGATCGCTTTATTGATGGGGCTTCAAAGCACATTTCTAAGAAGCAAGCCGAAGACCTCTGGCATACTTTTGAAGCTCACGCTGGTTATTCTTTTAACCGTTCCCACGCTGTTGCTTATTCTATGCTTTCTTACTATACTGCTTGGCTCAAGACTTATTACCCTCTTGAATTTATGTTTTCAATTCTTAAAAATGAAAATGACAAGGATGCAAGAACAGAGTATCTAATTGAGGCAAAGCGCCTGGGTCTGAGCATTAAGCTTCCACATGTAAATGAATCAGATGTTTATTTCTCTCTTCAGGGTGAATCTATTCGATTCGGTTTGGCTGAGGTTAAGTTTATTTCCGACAGCATTGCGAACAAAATAATTGAGCGCCGTCCATTTAAAGATTACTCAGAGTTTATTGAAAAGGCTTCTGCTAAGGGAAGCGGAATTAATAGCAGAGCTATAGCAGCACTTAATACAATTGGTGGCGCAGCTTTTGAGGATAACCTTAGATCTGGAAATGAAAAGGATAACTACTATGAGTATCTAGGAATCCCAACTTTTAATCTTGAAGGAATTCCTCCACGTATTAAGGCGCAGGCTCGCCCAATTGAAGAGTTTGAGGACCTAGGTTCATTCGTAATGTTTGGAATGGTTAAGGCAATTAAACGTGGAAGCGGCTGGGCTAGAGTAGAGCTGGTAGATGAAACTGGAACTATCGGTCTATTCCATCATGAGCAAACACAGATTGAAACAAATCAAATGTACTTTATCTTGGTCGGAGATAATAGAATTGCAAGGTACGTTAAGGTTCTAGATATTGATCCAAACGGCTCAGATATATTTGTAGACTATCTTTATAGAAAAGAATATGACCTACAGGATGACGAATACATTGTGGTCAACTTCACACCTTATACTACAAAGGCTGGTAAGACAATGAGCCACATAGTATTAAGCAATAAAGACAAAGAACTAACTAGAGTAATTGTATTCCCGACCATGTATAAGCAGTCACTTGCTAGAATGCGAGAGGGAATGAAGTGTAAGCCTACGCTGTCTAAATTAGACGACGGAACTTTAATGGTAAAGGAAATAAAATGACAGATGATTTAGAGGGTCTAATTACTTCTATAAGTATGAACCAGGTTCTGGTTGCAATTTTAGAAGAGCATAAAAAGATTACAATTCCAACTCTAAGATTTTTAGATGTTAATGTAAGTAATAAAGAATTAGTTATTGATTATGATGAGACATCCCCATCATTTACTTTCAGCTTAAGGGAAAAAGATGCAAGCGAACCAAGTTCTAACTGAGTACGGCCTAGATGCTTTATCTGCAATGTTGCATGAGACTGCTAAGGAAAAAGGATTTTGGGATGGTGATTATAACTACGACAAGGTAGGAAATAAACTAGCCCTAGTTCATTCAGAAGTTACAGAAGTTTTAGAAGCAATTAGAAAAAATAAAGGATCAGAAGCGGTAGTAGAAGAAATGGCAGACGTTATTATTCGACTGCTTGATATTTATGCGGCAATGAGAAATGAAGAAGCAGTATTGCATAGTCTAGATGAAGTTTTAGAAAAGAAAATTAACATAAACAAGGATCGTCCAAAGCTTCACGGAAACGCATTTTAATGCTATACTTGGTAGAGAGAAGAAAGATAAATAAATGACAATCGTATTAGATGATATATTGGCAAAGTTAGACCCAAAAACAAGAGCAAGAGTACAGTCGGCACAGGATATTAAGGTTGAAAAACAATTAACTCCTAGTATCGGATTAAACATGGCACTCAAAGGCGGACTAGGTTATGGTCGCCAGGTTCTTGTATGGGGAAATAAATCTGCTGGTAAATCTTCTTTCTGCCTACAGATGATATCAATGGCTCAGAAAGAAGGAAAGACCTGTGCTTGGATTGATGCAGAGGCATCATATGATCAGTCATGGGCAGAGTCTTTAGGCGTAGATTCATCAAAGCTTATTTACTCACCAGCAAAAACAGTCAACGATATGGTTGATGTTGCAACCAAGCTTATGGATGCAGGGGTGGATATGATTGTAGTAGATTCTATTTCAGCTCTACTTCCCGCCATCTACTTTGAAAAAGATGGAAATGAAATGAAGGATTTGCAAGACACTAAGCAAATCGGCGCAGAAGCAAAGGATATGACCCACGCAGTCAAGATGTTAAACTATGCAAACAAAAACACACTACTTGTTCTCATCTCACAACAACGAAATCAATTTGGATCTATGCATGCTAGTCAC